TGACCACCACTGACCAGATTCCCGCCACCCGCAACGAGGGCTGGGGCTTCTACGGCACGATGAAGGAACGTGCCGCCGAAGCCTGGCCGCTGGCGATGACAACCGTCGCAAAGGCCACCAGCTCGTCATTTGAGGCCGTGCGCCTCTTTCTCGACAGCGCATTCGGACGCCACTTTGCGGATGATGTCTGCAACGCGCTCCACGGTGGCCAGACACTTACCGATGCCATCGACTCCACGGCGACTCTGTGGATGCAGCGCAAATCGAACGGTGGGCTCAGCCAGATCTATGGCATCCCGCGTGACCTGCCCCACCTGACGGCCTTTGTGGCCTCCTGCGAAATCGCCGACGAACTTTCGGCGTAAGTCCCCAACGGAATGTCGCCCGCGTTGCGGGTGGCGCTTGGCTTTGTCTGCTGCCAGCGCGTTACTACCGTCATCGCAACGGTCAACGCCAAGGAGCACACAATGCGCAACCTCAACCTTCCCCATACCCACGCATCCGAGCGCGAGCGGGCGCTGCGCTGGTTGATCCAGAACCGCCGCCCGGACCTCTCCATCGAGCATGCCATCCGCCTGCTGAGCATGGTGTTGCCCCGCGATCGCCAGAGCCTGCTGCTGCTCAAACGCATTGCGGAGGAGCAGACAGCGGAACCGGCAGCCAAGACGCTGCTCAACTGGCGCACACCTCTCGGTCTGCCGCCTCGCGGATAGCCTGCTCCCCGGTGTACTCCTCCCAGCGCCTGACGATCACGTCGGTGTATTTGGGATCCAGTTCGATCAGGCGCGCAGCGCGCGCCGCCTTTTCCGCCGCAATCAGCGTCGTACCCGAACCACCGAACGCGTCGAGCACCACGTCGCCCGGCCGGCTCGAATTGCGGATCGCCCGCTCCACCAGTTCCACCGGCTTCATCGTCGGGTGCAGATCGTTGCGGGCAGGTCTCTTTATCTGCCAGACGTCTCCCTGGTCGCGGTCGCCGCACCAATGACGCTGCGCTCCCTCGGCCCATCCGTACAGGATCGGCTCATACTGCCGCTGGTAGTCCGCGCGCCCAAGCGTGAAACGGTCCTTGGCCCAGATGATGAAGGTTGACCAGCGCCCGCCCGCCTCGCGGAATGCCGCCTGCAGCACGTCCAGTTCGCTGGAAGACATCGCCACGTAGATACCGCCGCGGCAGTTGGCGATCGTCGGCGTCAGCGCCGCCAGCAGGAAATCGTAGAAGCCCCCGCCCAGGTTGTCGTTCAGGATGGCCCGACTCGTGCCGCGCTGCCGGTCCTTGGCCGTATTGGCGTAGTTCACGTTATAGGGTGGATCCAGAAAAGCCATGTCCGCCGGCTCGCCCTGCAACAGCCTGTCGTAGTTCTCCGCGACGGTCGCATCCCCGCACAGCAGCCGGTGCCTGCCCAACACCCAGACGTCGCCCGGACGGGAGACTGGTTCCTCGGGTACCTCCGGCAGCACAGGCTCCTCCGCCTGGCCGTCGCCCTCCTCCCCGTCCATCAGATCGGCCAGTGCGTCCGCATCGAAGCCCGTCAACGACAGGTCGAAGTTCGCCGCGTCGAGCGCAGCCAGTTCGGCGCGCAGCACGGCTTCGTCCCAGCCTGCGTTCTCGGCGATACGGTTGTCCGCGATCACCAGCGCCCGCCGTTGTGTCGGGCTGAGGTGATCTAGCACCACCACCGGCACCGCCTGCAGGCCCAGCTTCATGGCAGCGGCGAGGCGCCCGTGCCCCGCCACGATGACCCCGTCGCCGCCGGCCAGGATCGGGTTGGTGAACCCGAACTCCACGATGCTGGCCGCGATCTGCGCGATCTGTTCGTCGGAGTGCGTCCGGGCGTTGGCGGCGTAGGGGGCGAGCCGCTGAATCGGCCAGTGTTCGATCTTGCCTGCGAGCCAGGACGCCGTCATTGCGCCACCTCCTCGTCCGCCAGGCGTTCGGCGGCAACGGCCGCGAAGGTCTGGCCGGTCGACTGCAGCGTCACCGGCGCCTCGGGGAAGTTCTGCTGGAAGCGCTTGATCGCGACGTCCACGTACTCGGGTGCGATCTCGACGCTGTGGCACAGGCGGCCGGCGCGCTGGGCGGCGAGCATGGTGGTGCCGCTGCCGCCGAAGGGTTCGAACACGATGTCGCCAGCATCCGAGTACGCCTCGATCACGAACTCCGGCAGCGCGACCGGGAACACCGCCGGGTGGTCGATGTCGCGGCCGATCTTGCCCTTGTGCCGCATCACGCGGATCACCGAATCCGGGATTCGGGTGTCCTGGGTAAGTTTGCCCTCGTGTGTCCAACTCCCGCGAATGCCGTCCCGGCCCCGCATCGAGGTCGACGTGCCGTCCGGGCGCAGGTGTTCATCCCGGCCGGCGAACTTGCACCGCACAGTCTTGTTCGGCCGCCGGGCCTCGCGGTTGAAATGGAAGACGAACTCGAACGACGGCGCCAGGCGCCCCATCCAGTCGCCCGGCATGCCCGGCCCCTGGTCCCAGACGTACCAGCCGAAGCGCCGCCAGCCCTGCGTGCGCATCCACGCGATCCAGGCGTCCCAGTATGGGACGACCTCGCTGTCGCGGTGGACCAGCCCGAGGTTGACGAGCACCTGGCCGTCGCCTGCCATCGGCAGGTTGCCGAAGACGCCGCGCATCAGCACGTCCCAGTCCGCGATACCGCCGGTGGTGTAGTTGCGCTGGTTGGCGTAGGGCGGCGAGGTAAAGCACAGCGCGGCTTGCTGGCCCGCCATCAGAGCCGCGATCACGCCGCTGTCGGCGGCATCGCCGCAGATCAGGCGGTGCTCGCCCAGGAGCCAGACGTCGCCGGGCCGGGACACCGGCACCGCAGCGGCGTCGGGCACGTCGTCCGCTGCATCCGGTTCCGGATCGCTCGCCCCATCGTCCTCGGCTTCGCCCAGCTCGTCAGCCAACAGCGCATCGATCTCGGCGTCATTGAAACCGGTCAGGGCCAGGTCGTAGCCGGCGTCAGCCAGTTCCGCGAATTCCAGCGCCAGCAGTTCCTCGTCCCAGCCCGCATCGAGCGCGATACGGTTGTCAGCGAGGATCAACGCGCGCTTCTGCGTCGGCGACAGGTGCGCCAGCTCGATCACCGGCACCTCATCCATGCCGAGCTTGCGCGCGGCGGCCAGGCGCCCATGGCCCGCGATCACGCCGTTCTCGCCGTCGACCAGGACCGGGTTGGTCCAGCCGTACTCCACGATGCTGGCGGCGATCCTGGCCACCTGCTCATCGCTGTGGGTCCTGGGATTGCGAGCGTAGGGAATCAGCGCCGCGACCTTGCGGTACTCGACGTTGAGCATGTTCTGTTTCGGGTTCCCAAAAGGAAACGGCCCGCGCGGGAACGGATCCCGGCGCAGGCCGCGTGCAAATGAAAACGCCCGCCGACGGTCGGGCCGTGGGCGGGCGTGGAATGGGGTGGTGCGTACGGGACGGGGGTGCGAACTGCGCACCGTGCGAACCTAGGTGCGCACCCTGACGGTGGGCAAGCCTTGCGCTTGTCCCTCCCGTATTGCGCTTTGGCCAGGAAGGACCCCTTCGCCCCCTAGGGGGCCTCGCGGCCCCGGCGCTCATGTCGTCACGATAGGCGTAAATGTACCGCTTTTCGGGGGAGATGCGACACCCCCTTTTTGCGTTGGCTTATCAACCGTTAGCAACCCTTCGCAATATTCCGCAGGCGTTGCCAATATTGCGTAATTTCACGCACGGTCGACCTGCTCGCCTCCGTTGAGCCGGTCGACCACCGTCTGCATGGCACGTTGCCAGCGCCGTTGTGCCGTCTTGATGCAGCACGCATAGCGCTTGGCGATGTACCGCCATTCGTCGCCTTGGGCGCGCATCCAGACAAGGTGCCGATGGTCCACGTCCAGCCACTGCACCCACCGCATCGTCTCCAGCATCCGGTCGATGGCTGCGGGACTGGGCGGATAGTAGTGACGCGGCTGGTCGTCCGCTGCCAGGCGTTCCCATTGCTCGCGCACGATGTGCGGCCAGACACGAAAGTAGCCCTGCACGCGGACGGGTGGAAGCGTGCGCCCGGTACGTGCTGCCTCCTCGAAACGCGCTGCGACGGAATCAAGTGTCCAGGCGGTCGTGCTACCGGTCATGGCGCTTGCCTCCCTCACCGTAGAGCCGCTCACCGATGCGGCGCACCAGCTCGCGTTCGAGGAAGTCCAGGCGGTCGTCAGATTCGTTCACCACGAGGATGCGCTGGTCGCGCCAGCCTTGCCGTTTGAACGCTTCGAGGTCCGTGACCTCGGGCTGCGTGCGGGCCAGTGCGGATTTGTAGGACGGTGTGGGAATCTTCATGCCACACCTCCTAAGTCTCGGAACATCAGCGGCTGCAATGCCCGGCCAAGCTTGCTGTTCTGATGTTGGGCGACATGGGTCGTCGTCATGGTTTCAGTCCTTCGTTTTGTTCGGACCGACGCAGCTGGCGCAGTACATCGAAACGCCCTTGAGGTGCGTGTACGCGCACGTACGCGTAGGAGTTACGACGTAGTACGTCAGCTGCGTCGGTTGGATGTGTTGGCGTGAAGCTCAGTTGTCCGAGTACGGGCTATAGGTCGGCATCGGCGGATGCTTCAGGCTCACACCACGGAAGCCCCGCAAACCCGCTGTGTTGCGCCATTTCTCGACCCCGCGGGTGATCAGCAGATCGGAGAAGCGCCTTTGCGATCCGACGAATTCGCCAGCCGAGTCAGCCCACTGTTTCCAGTCGTTGAACAACTCGGCGGTCAGCGTCTTGGCGTTGATCTCTCGCACACAACGTTCGTCCAGCCAGCGGCCCAGCGCGTCCTCGGCCTCGAAATACTCTTCGGTCGCGTCCAGCACCTGTTGCGGGGGATCAAGCCGGCCCAACTGCTGCCAGTCGAGACAACCCTGAACCGCCCACGCCAGGATGCCGTCGCGTTCGGCCAGCAGCTTCTGCTGCAAGGTCTTGTCACGACGCTCAGGCGGCACGGTCACCGTGAACGGGATCAAGTGCAGACGTCGCTTCATCGCCTCGTCGATGTTGCGGATGGCCGGTTTGTGGTTGCCCGCGACGAACAGCTTGAACTGCGGGAAGAACTCGAAGAAGTCCTGGCGCATGAAGCGCGCGGAGATCTTGTCGCCGCCGGTGAGGTTCTTGACCTTGGATTCCGCCCAGCGCCGTCCCTGCTCGGTCTCGATGGCCGCCACGAAGCGCGCGCCTCGCAGGCCCGCCATGTCGGTCGGATGCCGGTCGGCGCGCGTTTCCATGAAGGTGTCCATCGCCGCGTTGACCGCGTAGTCGCCCAGGATCGTGGCCAGCGTGTTGACGAACACGGACTTGCCGTTGGCGCCCGTGCCGTACAGGAAGAACAGCGCATGCTCCTGCGTCGACCCGGTCAGCGCGTAGCCCGCCATCCGCTGCAGGTAGGCCTGCAGTTCGGCATCACCGCCCGTGACCTCGGCGAGGAACTGCCGCCAGGTCGGGCAATCGCCCTTAGGCGTCGCCGTGGTCACCTTCGTCATCCGATCCTCACGCCGATGCGCTCGCAGGTTGCCCGTGCGCAGGTCGACTACCCCGCCGGGGGTGTTGAGCGCCCACACGTCAGCATCCCACTCGTCGGCCGTGGCCGCGTGCTTGGGGTCCGAACGGGCGATCTTCTCGACCGAGGCGATGGTCGACGAGCTCGCCAGCTTGGCCTTCTGCCGCGGCGTTTCCGCCTTGAACGAGGCCGCCCGGCAGATCCCACGCGACAGGTGGGTGACGTAGAGCAGCTGGTCGGGATTCCACCGCACGCCGGTCCACACCAGCCACTTGCCCCACAGGGAGCAGTAGCGCCAGTCGTCGCCATAGCGGCGCGTGAAGGCCGTGGCCAGCCCGTCCTCGGTTTCCCAATCCACGCCCTCCAGCACGTCCGCCGACACGGTGTCGTCCACCTCCGGCACCACGGGCACCCGTGCACCCGCGGCCAAATAGCCGCCGACGTCGAACCCTTCTTCGATCGCATCAGCTGCATCCCAGCCCTCCGCCTTGTCGTCCGGCGGCAACAGGATGGCCACCAACAACGCTCCCGCCTGCAGGATCGCCTGCGACGCCCGGTCGGCATACTCCCAGCCCGGCTTGTCCCGGTCGGGCCAGATCAGCACGGCCTTGCCGGCCAGAGGCGACCAGTCGGTCTTCTCGACGGGCGCGTTCGCCCCGTGCATGGCCGTGGTGGCGACGATGCCGGCGTCGATCAGGGCCTGGGCGCATTTCTCGCCCTCGACCAGCACGACCTGCGTGGCGGTTGCCAGGCCCGGCTGGTTGTACAGCGGACGCGGATCGGGCGCGATCATCTTGCGGCGCTTGGCGTCCCACGGCCGGAACTCCTTGCCCCGGCCGGGCGGGTCGTAGCGGTACACCACCCCGATCAGCCTGCCGGCTGCGTCCAGGTAGTCCCACTTGGCGGTCTCGGGGCCGAGGTCGTCCGTCGGCGGCTCCTTCCGCTTGCGGCGCACCGGCTGCGTGCTGACGAGACCGAGCAGGTCGGCGGCACGCGCCAGCACCCTCGGGAATTCCGTCTGCACGTCGGCCCCCAGCGTGCCCGCGATCACGGCGAACACATCCCCGCCGTCGCCCGTCGCGCGGTCCGTCCACAAACCAGCCTTCTCGCCGTCGAGCACGATTTCCAGGCTGTCGCCGAGGTTGCCCTGGATGTCGCCGATCACGAACTTGTTGCGTCGCTTCTTGCCGGCCGGAAACAGGATGGCCAGCACCGAGTCCAGCCGGTCGAGCAGCAGGCCCCGGATGCGCTCCCGCTCCCCGTCCGAGGATGCGGGACGAGCGACCTCCCGGCTCTGCGATGGGCTGTCATTGAAGTCGAGCATGGGCGCTCCGTTCTTGCAGTTCTTCAGGAGCCGCCAGGAGGTAGCCGGTCTTGACCGCCACCTCGCGAACGAACGCGGGATTGAGGTCGATCAGCCCAGCCACCTGCGCGAGATCGTCGCCGCGCAGGAAGCGCTCTGCGTCCTCCTGCACGGACCGGTTCTCCCCATAACGGGCGTCGGCGATGGCCTGGCAGAGCACCGCCAAGATCAGGCGCTGCTCGGGCATAAGCCCTGTGACCGGCGCATTGACGTGGCG